AGCAAAGCGCACCAACGATGGGCAACTTATGTGACAAAAGCTTCGTTACTGTTTGCTTATGGTACGTCATATCCGTATCCATCATTATCAAATGACTACACCCAGCTAAGAAGGCACGTTCAACTATATCATTCCGCAAAACATCGACAGGACCATGATGCGCTGGTAATAAAATGAAATCTGGTCTGTCCATTTGTGCGAATGAAAGAAAGAATCCACTCGGCACCATTGGAAAACTCAATGGGATTCCGATGCCAAGTAAGAAATTTGTTATGTACGGTAACATAAAAACCCTTTCTATCAGCTCGGTGAAGCACTCGGTGAAGCACTCGGCGACACTGATGGACTTGCCGACGGAGAAGCAGACTTAGACGCACTCGATGCACCAGTAGGCTGAAGTATCATCGGACCAGTACAGCGACCGGAGAAATCTATCGAGCCAATTCCTGCGTTTGTCAATGCTATCTTCATAGAAGTAACATAAATTCCTGCTGCTGCAACAGAAGTCACATTCGGAGTCCAATAACTTACCGTGTCAATGTACAGTCGAAGTGCTGTTATCTTACTGGCGTTTAACAACGCTGACTCAAGAACCTGCTGACCTGTAACATCGTCAGGATCGTAGTGACCCCTGAATGATAACGTTCCATAGTCAGACAGACCCAGTTCGTACTGTTTGAACGAGTCTCCAAAGGATGACGATTCAATGGTGTCTGTAGTAATACCGTCGAGAGACCATTCAGCCATCTTGGAAATCGTAACAGTTCCTAATTTTACTGCCCCATACCTTCCTGCTCTTATTGCCATGTTACCTTACCTCCTTAGCTTTACTTGTTAGAATTATTTACTCCATCCTATGTGGATGATAGTCCACATACTTATTCTGCGTAATAAACTCATCAATCTTGTTCACCTGACAATCAAACTTATTAAGAATGTATGGTAAACTTAATTGGTCATGAATAGTATAACGAGCACAGTGGGTGAACCACTCTGACAAGGCTCTCCGCATCTTATACGTATTCCTGTAGATAAATGCTCCGCTGGAATACATGTGCTCATCTTTAAAGGTTGAATCTGAAAGGTATACACCAACCTGCTCATCTATCGGTTCTCCCATGAAACGAGAAAGTAGATGCTTATTACCACTTGCCATTAGAAGTTTCACAAATTCTGTTTCCTCAGCAATGCTCTTATGGTCAGTATGTTTGAAGATTGCTATGTCAAAATCCTTAACCTGAGAAAGGAACCAATCTACAGAATCTACTCTTTTCAAAGTGATATTTCCATCAAGCCATAGATAGAAGTCGTATCCCGGTCGCAATTCCCATCCATACATTTTAGGAATTTTAGACTGCAATCTGGGAGTCATCGCGTTTATCCTCAGAGGGAAAGTGTCTTCTGTAAAATAGTATTTATCAAGACGACATCCATTCAGAGACGATTGTTTGATATGTTGTATATGAAAGTCAGGGTCCATCTTTCCAAAATTTGCCGTCATCAAAGCAATTTTTACTTCCCCGTTCAGAGACCCTTCTGTTGTACATTCATGCTGTCCAACAGCTTTATCAATCATCTGTTTGTACTTCTCAGGAGGCCACTTCGCATTCATAATTTCTTTGTTGCGATTTATGAGGTTCTTGTAATCTATATCTATATTCTTATGCGTGACTCCGCCGAAGTGATGTATAAAAACATCTTTTGCAATACCACACCTGAACCCAGCATCTATTGCTCTGAAGCAAAAATCATCGTCCTCGAAATTACCAGGACTGAAAACCTCATCGAAAAGACCGATAGTGTCTATAACCTTTCTGTTTATCAATGAGCAGAATAGAACTATTCTATGAAATGGCACGCACTGAGCCTCATTGGTCTGGTATTGCTCTAATGCTATTTTATTTAGTTCTTCAATGCCAGTATAAGGAGCAACAAACGTTTGCTGTGGTCCAGAAATTACATTTGCAATAGCTCCAACAACATCGAATCCATTTTCAACATGGTATTTTAAATGAGTTAACCAATCAGGAGTAACGATAACGTCATTGTTAAGAAGACAGATCATATCTCCTTTTGCTTCTATCATCCCTTGATTTGCAGCTTTTGGATAACCCATATTCTTGTCGTTTCTAATTAGGGTGTGTACGAAATTTTCCTCCAGTAGAATGGCTGGGTCAGAGCCGTTATCAACCAAAATTATTTCGTACTCTTCTTTTGTGTTTAAGAAGATGCTCCTCAAGCATGCCTCTGTGTACTCGTGCGCGTTGTGGGATACAATTACAATTGAAACCATATGCTCCTTTCTATGCCTTCTCTAAGTAACACCTGTAATCTACGTGTCTTCCCCAGGATACTCCATCGTGAAGTAGTCTTGAGCTTTCTCTTTTCATATAAATATGGGTATACCCTGTGACACTCAAAGTGCACCAGTCGTATAATGTTTTTAAATCTGTGAAACACTTCTCCACATTAACCGCTGATTCATTCGCATCAAAAATAGAAAATTGTATCAAACAATTTTCGTAATCGTTCACAAAGATGTAGTCGGGAATATCTGAAATAAGATGGTACGTAGCATAAGGATACGTAGCAGTTTGGATGGCTCTGGTCATATAGAACCGTCCTCCAATATCCGTATAAAAATCGTTATGTGGAGTGGCAATAAATTTAGCGTAGATAGCGTCAAACAAAGCTTTCATCTTGCCCTACCAATTCTTCCTTCTGCAAGTATTTTAACTATCACCGGTCTATACTTTTCAAATGAGTATCGCATAAAAGGGGTGGCCCCCATTTTACTCGTCCCGAACTCTATAAATGGTGCGTAGAATACATTCGTGCCAATAACAACTTTGAACTCTTTTTTTGGATCGCCTCCAGGATTTCCAACACCATCATCAGTTTCAGCTTCCCCATCTACTTTACCTGTACTCAATCCAGAGTTTGTCCAGTTTGTAGAGATGGAAGCTCGTAATCGTCCAGAACTAACAGGACAGTACTGTTTCATTGACCGCTCAATTTGAAATCCTATAGTCGCCAACTTCTTTTGCAAAGGGGTAACAACAATATTATTTGCTTTCTCGTAGTCAAAATCTACCCGTGCCACTATGTCGTCCTCTGTACTAACTTTATTTCAAGATGCTTTGACTGGGGACTATCAACATACAATATTTCATAGACCTTACTATTACAATCGAGTAATCTGTCTCTCTCTGTAGGAGTATTGGTCGTAGTTTGAATGTCGCATATCAACTTGTGCGAAACAACAACCGTGTCCTTATCTCGTTCTACAACCTCATTTCCACTCTCTGAACAGAACACTCCCTTGATGGTACATACTGTAGCCCAAGTAGTCGTATAACTCCCCATACTGTCTACTACAGCGGAACTGCGTTCGAGTGTAAAAGTGTTCTTCGGACCAAGGATCAAATCTTTATCCTCCTGTACTTCCCCAGTATATCTAATACAATTGGAGGAAATGCATCTGCATTTGAATCAACAAATGACATGCTCACACATCCGGTAGTGTAACTTGACACTCCCATTGCATTGTCATCCACCCTTTGTATGAGATTCTTACTCATGGATTTTATCGCAAACACAAGGTCAGCAGGCATATTGGTTGACGAGTACCCAGCAGTGTAGTCTACAAAAATATTTCGTACTCCAGTAGGAAATCCGACAAGACCGCTTGCTTCTAATCCTAAACCATACAGAGTGATAATTCCCTTGTCCGAATCAACATCGAAGTCATACTCAGCTTCATCAGGCATCTGTAAATATGCCCAACTGGACTTGAGTGTATATAACCCCATTTTTTCTATGAGTTCTGTTGATTGATAAGAAGAATATGCAGAATCTTGTAATGCGGCTTCCCATCCACTTATCGCACTTATAGCGGTTACTACAGATGCCATTGTTGGATACGATGCAAATACTACGGTAGAGTTTGACACACCATCTCGTCTCAACACAATTCCCGTTGATGTCACCGATACAGTGGCATGGGTGGAGGAGTTCGTATTGCGTACGCGTATGGCATCGATAGGTGTTATCGCCAAACGCTCAATAGAAATGACTGGATAGTTATCAAGGACTAATCTACTCGAACCCGTACCATTGTACCTATCTTTATGCGCAGTTGATTCGAATGTCCTTGCACAATAACTCTCTATCCAGTCTTCTACAGCATCACGTACGGTGGTATAGTAACTGAACTCATCCTGACTGTCATCCTTTCCAACAAAGGAGTAAAGATCGTCGTCTGATAATATACTCATAATGTTCCCC